TCAATCATAATGAAGTTCCAGGTCTTTAACATGTAGTCCCGAAGTCTATCATAATGCTTAGGCTTAGCAGCTTTACGATTACCCTTGTAAGGTGCAGTAATAGCTACGTCATTCCTAAAGTTCTTCTTACCAGTTAAGTAACCTTGATAAGAATCAAAGCCATTGAACAACAGCATGTCTTCTATGAACTCACTACATCTAGCTATCGCAATAGCTTCTACCTCTTCTTCGGAGGAGAAACCAATGCGATAAACTAAAATGTCCCCATCAATTAGGGCATGCTGCATTACAGAGCTTCTTCTTCCAGGTCAGCTAAGTTCACACCTTCAGGTTTGTACTCAATCAATTCCTTGATGATAAGCTTGCTAACACCTACTCCAACACCCTTCTTACCTTGGAAGTTGTAGTCGAATGGTTTAATCAAAGCTACTGCTTTAGATCCATTAGCTATCTTAACCTTGATAAAGTTACCCTTCTCATCTACTGCAGTAATAGGATAGAGTTTGCTCTTAGCAGTAATGTAGAATCCTTGGTCTGGTTTGTTGGCATCATTCTTTACATTGATACCCATGTCCATCAAAGTCTTAACAGCATCCTTACTTAGATTACTCAAGTCTACTTGGTATTTTCCTGAGAGTTTGTTTGGCTCATCAAGAGCAGCCCAGAAAAGATCAGCTTGAATCGGTAAAGGTTTAGTAACATCCATTTGTATTTCTCCTATTTAGTTTTACTACACATATATTATACCATACTTTTAATGCTTCGTCAAGGTTTCCAACTCTAATTGTTGTTCATGACGTAATACTTCTAATGCTCTTTCTAGTAACTCAATAGCTGTATCATTGCTTAGGTATGTATACACTACAAGATAATCATCATCGTTACCGAGAACAAGCATTTGATCTACACCAGCAGGTATCCCTTGAATCTTCATGGTGCTTTATCTGCTTCTTCTATTGCCTTAGCATAGTCCTTCATTGTTAACAGTTCTTCTTCAAGTGCTGTTTGCCATTTTAGTATCTGACTAATCGATTCACCACGACGCAGTAGTTGAAAGATTAATTTACGCATCTCGTCCATCAGTGTGTTTCCTTCCATGAGTTACCTACTTTATATTCACCACCCAACGGACAACGCATACCTAAAGGAAGCTTAGTTATTTTATCTAAGTCTCCTAATAATTTACCTGCATTCTCAATTGACTGTACTCCTATTTTACCTACCATATCTGCGTATGATTCCTCTACTTCAATCTGCCATTCGTCATGCACGTTAGCTACAAACTTGTAGTCTATTCCAAACTTACTAAGTGATTCATCTAACAGCACAACTGCTTGCTTCATAACAATCGCACCCGCACTCTGGAGTAGTGTGTTAAGTGCTGCGTGGTCAGACCTAACTTGTAGCCTACGTCCATCAAGACCTGGTAGCGTTCCCGTGTTCTTAGCGATACTACTAACTTTCTCTCTAAGGATTTTGAGTGACGGTGTATTCTGAAGAAAACGAGACTTAAGTTCTTTGCCTTCTTTCTCTCCAGCACCAACAACCTTCCCGATCTTGGCATCCCCTGCACCATAGAGGAATGCATATATAAACGTCTTTGCTTGATTCCTTGTTTCAAGCCCAGCAGCTTTTTGATTTGCCGTGTGGATGTCACCTGAAACGACTTCACTCGTGTACGCATCATCTTTCATATAGTGAGCAAGCATTCTCAACTCCAGTCCTGAAGCATCAATACCAACTAACTTATATCCCTTGTCTACAATCCATAGATCCCTGCAGTCTTCACCATAGGGGCTTCCACTGTTCGGTACTTGTGCCATGTTGGGTGACATGTGCGTCATTCGTCCTGTGACTGCACCATTTGTAATCACCTTACCATGTACCCTACCATCATTACCTAATGCCTTGAGCCACGATTCTATTTGAGCTATCCTCTTCTGTAACATAAGGTACTCATTGATCGCTTTAGCTTCAGGTATATCTAACCCTTCGAGCGTCCCTTCGTCGACGATTGGCTGCCCTGTTTCCGTGTACCTGTCTGGTTTCCAGCCCTTTTCGATGAGACGTTCCCCGATTTGCTTGCGACTGCCTGGGTTGAAGACTTCGACTTTGGCTTTGAGACTCTTACCTGTTTTTTCTGAGACTCTTTCAATTGTTTTTGCTGGGAAAATACCCTGCATCGCAACTTCAATAGCAGCCAGCTTACTACTAAGTTCAGATAAAAGGATTGTAGCTTTCTTTTCATCCAACTTAAAACCGTTTCGTTCTTGCTTTGCAATGATTGCTTGGACTTTGTGTTCAAGATCTATACTCCTCTGTTCAAATTTGTTGTACTTCAATTCGTTAATCAATACATCATACAGCTTCTGTGTTACCAAGGTATCTTGGATACAGTACGTCTCCATCTCTGGTGTTAGTCCACCATCCCAATCATTGAAGTCACCTTTAGGAAAACCTAGTCGTTGACCCCATGCTGCTAGACTATGACCGCCTTCGAGACTTGGATTCAGTAGTCGACTTGCTACGAGCGTGTCGTACACTTGGCTCAGCTTCATCGTAACGCTCCAACTCTTCTGTAGTACTGGTAGGTCGAATGCGATTCCGTTGTGCATGATAATCAAATCGCAACTGTCCAAATACTTTTGTAATCCACTTGCTTGTTTCCATGATACTACTGCTCCTGTCTCAATGTCTCTTGTTACTACCAGCCATATCTTATCGTGTGTACTGTTTGTTTCTATGTCCAGTACAATCTTCATTTATTTCTCCAGTACCTGTCTTTAGGGTTAGCTAACATAGACTTAAGCAGCTCGTCTACTGATCTAAACCACTGAATCACTTTCATGCCATCATGCGTAGTGATAGTAAAACTCATTCTGTTACTCCTTGTCTTACCCTCCAGGGATACTTATCTTCTAACCAAAAACATCTCATCTCTCCATGCTTAGTGGATAAGAAACCCCTCCATATTGAGTGCCTAGTACTGAAGTCATTACATGTAAGTGCTTGAATATCAAGGTAAATTCCTTTGGATACCCAGCCTATGCAAACGCCTACGCATAATATAGTTGCACTAAGTAGACTTCTTAAGTACTGGTTTCTTATTAACAATAGGTTCTTCAATTACTGTTACCTTCTCATTGTGTTTATCATTTAGTAGTGACTGTACTTGGATCTCTAACTTCTGTACCTTCAATGCTAATTCATTTACTGCGTCAATCACTTTTGTTAGTTGAAGCAAACTCATATGATTCCCCATTTCATTAATGCATTAATAATATAAACTATAATACCTAGTAGATACATAACTGCTGCAACAAGTTCAACCAAGACTAGTGGTGCATCCTGCTGCAATATACCTGCTAAAGTCCACAATGCTGACCCAATCAAACCAAATAATAGATTCAATGGATACACATTCAAACTTGTCAGTCCAATACCTACTAGGCACAACAAAGTTCCTGACCATTTTAATCCTATCAATTGCAGATGACTGTGTTTGGGCATACCGTACATGTGGTAACCTTTCCGTTAATCATTACTGTTGTAGTAGTACAAGCCATACTAATATTATACACTATCATTAGTATTCCTGCAAGTATAATCTTCTTCATAAACTATTCTCCTCTGGTGGTAATTCATTCATACGCCCAGTGTGGCGACTGTATAGCAGACGACAAGCAAGCCCAGTAAGACCACTGAAACGATTCTTGAGAACTCGAACATAAGTTGTATTCCTTTCGTTAGGATCATCAGCCTGTCCATTACGCTCTAGACCGATCACCATGTCACTTAACTGTGCAATACTACCTGACCCCCTTAGCTGTGCTAACGAAGTCACTGCACCCTCTTCATGCCCCTTAGAATCAGGACGCTTGAGATGTGAGACAACAAACAAACTAATCCCTGTCTCTTGCACAAGCATACGCAACTTGGTCATGATCTCATCTAATGCTTTACGCTCGTCGCCTGACTCCTGAGCAGATACAATAATACTGATATGATCTACGAAAATATACTTACAAGCCAAGCCCCTAGCCATGAACCTAACACGATTGATAATGTTGTCAACACTAGTAGAACCAAAGTGATCAAACAAAAACAACCTATCAGTACCAAGGGTATCATCAAACGCATGCCGTAACTCCTCATCTGTAACCTCACAATCTGGTAAGTGTAAGGGTTTGTTAGCAGACAATGCCATCAAACTCTTAGCAGTTTTCTTAACTGATTCTTCCAGGAACATAAGACCAATGTTGTCCTCTGTCTTAGATAGAATCTGCCACACAATCTCTCGTAGGAATTGAGACTTACCTAGTCCTGACCCTGCCGTTACTGTAACAAGTTCGCCTAGTCTAATGCCGTAGGTTAAGTCATTGATCCCATTGTAAGGATACATTACCTCAGCCTTCTCTTCCTTCTGATTGACTAGCTCCCACAAGGTAGACCCTGAGACAATCCCATCAGGTACATACTTCTCTGCATCCCACCATGTATCGACAAACTCCTTGTTCAATCCCTTAGCAAGGTAGTCGCATGCATCCTTGAGTCCATCCTGCTTAGGCTTGAAGATGTGTGCCTTACTACCAAACAACTCAGCCACCTGGTTTGCTGCAGTCTTACCTGGTTCATCATTATCAAAACAGATCACAATCTTATCAAAAGAATCTAAGTACTCGTAGCTAGTGCGACAATCCTTGAGTGCTGCTTGTGCTCCATTGCGTACTGATACCACTGGAAACCTAGACCCTGTTAACTGGTAGACTGCAAGGGTATCAAACTCTCCCTCTGTAATGGTGACTGCCTTACCACCTGGTGTAAACTTGTTCTGTCCAAACAAGGTAGCATGCTTCCAGTCACCCTGGATAGAGAAGTCCTTAGACTGTACTGCTCGTACCTTAGCTGCAATTACCTTCCCTGTTGCATCGCAATATGGAAAGTAGTAGTTCTTACCGTCAGATCCTGCCCCAAAGTGGTGCATAGTAGCTGCAGATATACCACGCTCTACTACATGTACTGCTTCTGTGTTCTTGAATACCTCTAGCACTGGTTTATAGCCCTCTGGTTGAGTTTGTTTGAATGAGGTGATACCTAGCCCTTCTAAGTCTTCTACCCCTGCTCTAGGAGCTTTCTCGTAAGCCTTACAGACATAACAGAATGTATGACCATCATCAAATAGTCCATTGCCGTTTGAAGATCCACACTTCTGACACCCGATATGCTTAAGGAATACTGATTCATTGGTCTTCAAAGCATAGCCCCTTGTTCTTTTTCTTTTGGTATGTTACCTTCTCCATCTCTATGTAATTGTAGATGTCTGTCATTACACTATCGATACCATGCTGAGAGATGTAGTAGACAATCTCTGCCAGTGCGAAGTGATAGTGTGCTTCTTCCTGGTCTTTATCATAAGTTAAATTCATCTTCTTAGTTCCTTCTTAGTTAACTATATAGAAAACAATAATAATATAAAACTACTTAAGACTACTTAGTATAACTAAGTAGATAGTATAACATACTTAACGATCCATGTCAAGCCTATCATCCATATCAGTAGACAAAAAAGGATTGTCTTCCAGTTCGTCTTCATCTCCGTCAAATAAGTCGTATCGTTCTTCTGCATGTAAGTCATCCTTGATTGTTGAGTAACATTTATTACACATGTCTAAGTATTCCCCTGTGTTTACACTCTTGCGAGTAGATTCAAAGTCACTTAATATTTTATCACAACAATAGCATCTCATACAATCCCCTGTCCTAATAGTTTATACACTGTAATGTAGTTATCTTTACTCTTCTGCTGTCTAAATAGTTTAACTGTCTCTATTCGTAGTGATCTGTCTACTAAACTAAATCCAACTGCCTCATCTTTATTACTAAACAATCTTACTACTGTATTCTTATCATCATAAAACTTATATAGCTTAGTCATAGGTAACCTCCAAAGTAAGCAAGTACTACTTGTATTGTAAAGTAAATCAGCGTGAATGTCAAGAGTCCCTTGATAAATAAATCTTCAGTCATAGTCTTTAAAGTCTCCACTCTTTTGTTGATCCCAGTAACCCTTAAGATACTCCATCTCTTCCTCTTTAGTTAAGTCGTGTACCTCTATCCCCTGGTTGTTCCCTGAAGGGCAATAGTGTGGGTTAATAGGTCGTCTATAGTATGCATCTGCTCCACCTCTATCATATGGACTACCATGTAGTTTATTCATTGTCAT